GTATGGCACAAACTACCTCCACGAAAGTAGTTTATGCCATTTGAGTTTAAAAAGAAAGGGGGCCGAAGCCCCCCTTCTCCAGTCTTTTGGACTTATCCGCGTAAGCGGCTCACACGCCGGGCGTACCAAACACCGTGCGCGGGTCGGTCCAGCCGAAAGCGTAACGCTCCGTGCTCTTGAAGCGCGTGGAGTCGGTTTCGAAGTCACCTTCCATGCTCTTCTCAAGGCCACGACGCATCATCAGCTTCAAGCCTTCCGGAGCGTCCGTCTTCACCCACCAAGCAGTGGTCGAAGTCAAACGCGACAGGTTGGCCTGACCGCCAGCGAGGAGACCCATCGACTTCACCGGGTTGATGTCGTTGTCAGCCGTGCCAGTACGGAGGACGCTCTTCAAGAGCACTTCCGCTTGGAACACGTTCGACGGCGACACAACGAGCTTCTCCGGGTTCAAACGGATGCGCTTGCCGTTGTTGTCAACAGCGTTGCGGATCTGAATGAGGATCTGCTCAAGCGAGGTCTGCGACAGGTTCGCCGGAGTCGTGAGCTGGTTGCTGAACGTACCCTGAGCAATCGGGTGGTTCGTCGCAACAAGCGTCACGCCGTCGCCGCCGTTGTAGCCAGCGGTGAACGAGCGGTTGAGGATGTTGGCACCGAGGGTTTCCTTCGTTTCGATCAGCGACTGCGCCAAGTGCTTGGCATAGGTCTGGCCGATACGGATGTGGTCACCATCTTCCACGAGCACCTTCGTGAGCGCGAACGCAAGGCCGTAGACCTTGTAGACGTAACGCTGCAAGAAGAGCACGCCGCCAGCATCATACGTAACAGCGGTGCCGTCCGGGAGTTCCGGAGCAGCGCCGAATCCGTACAGAACCGGCTCTTCGTGGTAGTTGCGGGGAATGCCCTGCTGCTGGACGAATACTTGCTTCCACTCGTCAGCGCGCTGGTCATAAATGCCATCGAAAGCCTCGTTAAGAATAGGCTCAACAATGGAACGAAAGTCAGTACTACGCATTGGGACTGCCATGTTCTAGTCCTCCTTAAATGGCTGCACGGTCAGCGACAAACTGGTGCTCGCTGATCTGGACTTGAACAACAACGAAAGCGTCGCCCCAAGCGTTGTTGACATCCGGCTGGAGGTTAACAACACGGCAAAGAGCATTGCCCGAGGTGGTCTTGGTGGCAACGTCCAACATAGCCGCAGAGAGGCCAGTCGTCGTGCTACCAGCGGTCACACTGTCAAAGTCCATCTGGGAACCAATATCCGCAATCGTCAAGGTCGCATCCGATTGGATCTCGTACACGATAGCCGGATCGGTCGTCACATAAGCAATGATGTCCGTGGCAGAAGTGCCAGCGGTCCACTTGTTGCTCACGCGGCGGCGACCATCGGTATCGGTGAACTCGACACCCATGAACGAACCCACGAAAGGAGTACTGGCACCAGCAGCCTGAATGTTGCCCGTTGAGCTAATCAGGACTGGCTGGAACTGGAGAATGTTGGCGTTGTAGCCCGACTCAATAGTCATCGCGACAGGGCGAACAACCCCGCTCGGATGAAAAGCCGGACGCAGGCCAAAAGCTGCACTGGTCGAAGGCATAATTTAAATCCTCACAAAACGTAATTGCTAATTACGCCCACTCTGTTGGTGCGCGTACCTTAGCGGATTCCCGTATTGCCGACATGCCATCACCTTCGTCCATCCTTGAACCGGCGCGTTCAGCCTGCTCTCGCATACGCTCATTCGCACCGACCAGCCGTTCTTCTTCCTCATTGGGGGCATCGAAGTGCACCGCCTGCATGTACTTTTTGTACAGCGACATGGGAAGCTTGAACGCAAGCATCTCGTTGACTCCAACAAAACCCGTCCATTCGCCAGTCTTAATCGAGACGTATTCCCAACCGGGAACTTCCTCGGGTTTAATCGGCTCATAACCTAGCCGAATGCGAGACTGGATCGAATCTCTCGGATTCGTGGTGGTCAACCAGCAAGTGTGGTAACCCGGAATCTTTGGCAAATCAGGCAACGCGGCCTGAATAAACTGCTGCCGAAACATCTCGACACGGGCATCGTCTGACAGCTCACGGCTCTCAGTTGCTGCGCGATCATACGCAAGCCGGTTCTCACGCCCTTCGCCAAGAACTTTCTTCAGTCTTTCGTCGCTCATATAACTCGCTCCCTTATTTAGCGAGAAGAATTGTTACGATCATAGTCAGCATAACGCTTAATGTACTTCTGACGCAAGTTGGGGTTATCCCAGACTCCAGCGTCAATCAGTGCCTGTTTGCGTTCAGGGCTGATATAAACCTCTTTTCGGCTAGATGGCGCGGCATATTCGCGCTTGCCACCTACCGGGGGACCGCCCCGTTTCGCAGCCGGTTTGGCTTTTTCCATCGGGGTATCCTCTGCATATCGGTGCGGTAGACGCTTTGCTACGCGGTTATCCAGCTCAATCCAGTAATCTTCCGAAGCCGGGTTAAAGCCCTCAGCGGCAAGACGCTGGTCAATGACCTTCACAATGGCCGAGTCCTCATCCTTGCCGGACGGGTCGTACCAATCGTTTATCTTGACCCACTCTTGGGCATACGCAGCCACGCGAGGATCTTTCTGGGGTTTAGCCGGTTGGCGGGGCTTCTCAGCCTCTTCCTTCACCGCTTTCAATTGACGCGCACGCTCCAAAGCCTGATCACGGATCTGAAGTGCCTTGGTGACATCTTCGCCCTGACCCTGCTCAATGGCCTTCGCCATGATGCGCTCAGCCAACTGGGCTTCGTTAAGAGCCTCGTTCAACTTCTGGTCAACCGCACTGAAATTAAACTGAGAAGTCTGCTTTTCGACGCTTGATAAGCGGCGCTTGAACTCCTCATTCTCCGCACGCAAGAACGCCAGCTCGCGCTCTTTGTGCTCAATAGCAGCCCGACGCCGGAACTTTCGGTTCTGACGCTGAACACGCTTCTCTTCAGGCGTTAACTGCCTTTTCGAACCTTTGCCTTCATCTTCTTCGGACTCTTCTTCGGAGAGTCGGGCGTCTTCTTGATAGTCGTCGTCGGAGTCGGCGTCACTATCATCTGATCCTTGCGCAACTTGCCCAGAAGGCTCTTCACCTTCCACTTCAGGTTGATCCACAGGAGTTTCAACTGCCACATATTCTTCCACTCCCTTGTCATCGTCTTCCGATAACACGTTATCTTTAGCCATGATTTAGCCCTCAAATAAACGCTTTGATGGCAAGCGGGTCACCCACTACACCACCCACGATGTCGAGATCGTTGAAGATTACAAACAGGGCTTCTTCTTCCCCGTCTTTGCCAAACGGCACCTTCCAACGATCACCGCCGTACTTCGGTACACGGACGAACTCGCCGTCTTTGCACCAATTACCTTCCGGCCAAGATTCCATCGTGTTGCGATTCTTGAAGGCCAACGGCCCAAGCTTTACAACTTTTGCGATCTGGGTATTCCAGATCTCAGTTTCACGAGTTTCGGTGTGCAAAATAATGCCACCAGCAGAAGTCTTTTTTGCTGAGCGAATCTGCACGAGGACTCGCGAACCAAACGGAATCAAACCCGGCTCTACACTAGGGAAAGCCTCTTCCAATGCTGACATTTAGAACTCCTCTCCGTCTTCTTCGTCGGCTTTGAGAAGACGATCAATATAAGTTAATGCGGCCTGCAACCCGGCGTAAGTGCCCACTGCCTTGCCATATTCAAACGAAGCATCCTTACCTTCCAGTTGCCGCTTCATCGCGTCGTGTGCAACGCGAGCCTTGGCCAACTCCAATTCGTCAATGATGCGTTCAATCATGCGTTTTGTTTACCCTTTGAGATCATTGCAGGCGTTGCCTTAGGGTCGCCCTTAACACCCTTTGAGCCAGTATCGGCTCCCATCTTCCCGCCAGAAGGCATCTTCTGACCGTCCAATTTCACGCCCATCGCGAGCAACTTGTGCTGCTTAATGAATTGCTTTTCCATAACTCACCCCGTTTAAGGATTAATACCCGTACCCGTTGAAACACCAACCTTCTCGCCCGTGATTGCTTCCATCGCGGCAATTTGCTTCGCCGTATCGTTGTCTTCACGGTTCGTCGCCATCTTAACTTCAAGCTCCGCAGCCTGACGGTTATCAAGGCGATCTTGCTTGAGCATCTCGCGCTTGAGGTTGTCTTGCTGACGCTGCGCCGTTTCTGCTGCTGCCTGCTGGGCCTTCGCCTGTTCAAGCTGCAACTCGGCCTGCTTAACTTGCAACGCGGCTTGATCTGCGGCGGCTTTGCGCTGCGTCTCGGCCATCTGCGCTGCCATACGCGGGTCTTGCGGCGCGTTCATACCAGACATCTGCTGCAACATACCCATGGCCTGCTGAACAATCTGCGGAATCGCGCCAAACGCCTGCGAGGCATCCGGTACGACTTTCTGAGAAGCCGCAGCCAGAAGCTGATCAAAGCTCTTCTTGACCTCAACGTCCTTGATCTTCTGGAACTCGCTAATGTCTTGACCCGCTGCCTTGGAGGCCACTTCAAACACATGAGTGGCATACCACAGAACGATATGCTCCTTGATGTGATTCAAAATTGACGGGACGTACATCGGCGCAATCAGCATCGAAGATCCCAAAATGGGACTGGTCAGATAATCCAAGTGCGCCTGCAAATGCGCCAAGTGATCTTGCTCCGGGAACGCCGATACCGGACGACCCAAAGATGCAGCCACGTTCTCGTTGACCGCATTCATCTCCTTCGGCTCCGGGGCCGCGATCAGCAGTTCCTTCACATTCGGAATGCGTAGCTGCTGGAGAATGCGCTCTTCGACTTTGCGGACGTTGTAAATCTGCGGGAGCGCCATCGCACGTTGGGAGAGCGCCTGAACCTGAGCAAAACGCTGGGCCTCGGAGAAGATGTTCGGGTCCGAAACCGGCACCACATCCATCGGGCCTTCAAAGTCAGAACGCTTAACAAGCAACTCGCCCGTCTCGTCCTTAACCTCGTCGTCTTCCAGATACATCGCGTTGATGCGATGCAACACTTTGAGCGTGCGACCCATCGCATCATGCAAGCGAGCGTGAATGGCGTTAAACACCACCATGCCCTGCTCAATACGCGCCAACTGCGTGCCAACCGGCATATTGCCCTGATTGTCGGCAATGTCTTCCAGCGTCGTGCGAACAACGCCCTTACCCGCATCAACCAAGAAACCTAGGAGCTGATAGAGGACAGGGGATGGCTGATTGAACGGCAACGGCATCGCAATCTTGCGAATATCATCGCTAAATGCACCACCCTCAATCTCTTTAACCTCAGTCGGATCAATACGCTCGGACTGACCGCCCTCACGACCGCCCTTGAGCTTCAACATGCCGGGGAAGTTCGCAATGTGCGCCGAATCCAACAGCGCCCGAAGAGCACCCGTTGCCGCTGCTGAGATACCGCCGATCATCTGCGGGATACCGATGGGATACGCACCACGCCACGGAACAAACGGAAACTCCACAATCCACTGCATCTCTTGCAGCGTCTCGTCATCCTCTTCCCAGTTGCGATAAACCGCGAGGACCTTGCCCGTCACTTTGTCAATGGAGAAGATATACGGCGCAAGTCCATATTCCTCTTCGATGTCGGCAATAGCGTAAATCTCAAAGATCGTGCGCAGACCATCAACGTCATACGCGCTGCCATCACGGCCTTCGATCTTGTTGTTGGCCTTCTCGGCCTTCGAAACATCCGGCTCCATCGTCGTCGGAGCGAGATCCACATCCCGGTACATTTCCGACTTCACGCGCTGGAGATACTCAATCTCCGTCACGTACTGAACGTGCGTCTTGCGTTCTGCCGAATAAAAGTTCGTTGCCGCATAGGGCAGGTACACATCGTCGATGCCGATAAAGAGGGGCACCGGTCGTTTCTTGTTCGGATCGTAAGAAAGCTTGAGATACTGAGCGCCACCGAGCGGAACCTGAGTGAGCAACTGCTCTAACTCTGCTCGGAACTCCGGCATCTGCTGGGTCATCTGCCAGTTCAGATACCGCGTCTTGCGCTGGGCTTTGGCTACCTTATCGGCAGTTTCGTCGCCTACGATGTGATCTTTGGCGGGTCCCTCGGGCGGGAAAAGCTCCTTAATAGCTCGGGCAGAGAAGTCCACGCAGACTTCAGTGAGCATGGGATGGACGACCCGACTTGCGCCCTGAAACTGAGCGCCGCCCGGTGCATCGTCACCAAGTCCTGTGCGTCGGATTCCCTCTTCGTACTGCTCATCGCGCTTCTTACGCGCCTCTTTGTCCTTCGAAATTAAGCCCAAGAAGTCTTGAGCCACATCATCCATGACGCCTTCAGGGAGCTTCTCGGCTAAGTTCGCATAGAACTCGCTTTCACCCTCCGGCTCTTCCTCTTCCTCGCCAAAGCGAACAATCGCCCCACCATCCTCGGTGTCTTCAACGTCCGAAACCTCCTCAGGGAGTTCAAACATCTCACCAAGGTCTTCTTGGGCTTCGTCCAGATCGTTCGGCTCAGACGCCATACGGATTACCTCTTGGGCGCTCATTCACAATCATCCTAGGCTGCAACGGCTTAGGCTTACTCACGCTTATCATATCCTTGTCGGCAAGGAAACGTAAACCTTGGGTGCAAGCGTCCATCAAATCGTCATGCTTGATGGTTCCCTCACCCGAAAAC